TGCTTTAGGCAGATCAGCCGTTTGCAAAGCTGCAACGTGAGTGCCGCCTTGAGGGACAATACCGCCCAACCCAGGGGTGCCCTGACTAGCGCCGCCATAAAGACCTTTTCCACCGTACAAGCCTAAAGCCTGAGCTTGAGCGGCAATGATGCTTGCAAGATCATTCTGCGAGATGAGAGGTGCGCCGCCTCCATCAGCAAAGCCTAAGCCAGCTTGCTGCGGGGTTACTGCGCCGCCTTCCGAAGACAAAGCCAATCCGCCGCGCGCGTACTTTTTTGTGGCTTTGTCGTAATCAACCGTCTTAAAGCCCTGAGACTCACCGACCGCTCCGGGATTCTTCTTCTCGACCTCATCGGCCATGAAGCCGACGTGGGTTTGTTCTGCTGGATCACCTTTGTATTTAAACTTGTAGATCGGCATCCCGTCTTTGGTTTTGCCAATTTCTTTAATGTCGTGCTTAAGACGACGATCAGAGAAAGCCGACCCAGGCTGAATTCCCGTTGTCGTGCTTCCAGATAGCGCGCCGGTCCCCATTGCAATGTTCCCAAGGAACTGCGCGACTTGGAACGGATACCCTTGCTTCTGAAGGAATTGATTGTACAGAGCCTGATTTCCGGCCTGTTGGGTCTGCTGTTCTGCTGTGCCCATGCCCATTTGAGCTTGGCGACCGGCAAGCTCGTTCTGTAAGGCGCCACTTCCGAGGCCCTGGAGGCCCTGAGCCATAGCCTGCCCCTGGCCGAATACTTGCTGCCCAAGGCCCTGCTGAGCCTGCCCAAGGCCCATGCCCTGTGCGTAGCCCTGCTGCCCAAGGCCCTGGAGGCCCTGCCCATAGCCCATCTGTTGGGCGTAGTTCTGCTGTCCGAGAGCGGCAAGTTGCTGGGCTGCTCCCATCTGCTGGCCGTAGTTTTGCTGCCCAAGAGCAGCAAGTTGCTGGGCTGCTCCCATTTGCTGGCCGTAGTTCTGCTGCCCAAGAGCAGCAAGTTGTTGGGCTGCTCCCATTTGTTGGCCGTATCCCTGCTGTCCGAGAGCAGCCATTTGGCCTGATGCCTGCTGTTGCGCGGCGCGGTTAGCCTGAGCGGCGCCCAATCCAAGTTGCTGCTGACCCTGTGCCGCCTGTAAGGCTTGGCCGTAGCCTTGGTTCATTAAGCCGGAAACCGTTTGAGCCGTAGCCATGTTTTGCTGACCGGCCAAGACAGCCTGAGCGATCTTGCCTCGATCTCCGCCAAACGCGCCGGAACCAATTTGGTTGCCGACCAAAGAAGACTGTTGTTGTGCCTGCTGCTGTTGAAGCGGTGCTAATGTGGATTGCACAACGCTATTAATATATGGCGACATATATTGATTGATCTGTTGCGCGCCCAATTGTGATGGGTCAACCCCCTGAGCACCGGCATAGCCAAATTGTGTTGCTGCGGTTTGGTAAGGCTGAGCCGCGTTTAATCCTCCGGAAACTAGTCTAGACGCACTGTCTTGGTAAGGTTGCGCCCGTTGTAATCCCGCCATAACGCTTTGATCCGCCCTTTGTTGCAAAGGCTGAGCCGCGTATAACCCTCCCGTGACTAGTCCCGACGCACTTTCTTCGTAAGGCCGCGCACGGGCTAATGCGGTTCCGAAACTTTGAGCCGCACCGCCAAGGTATCCCTGCCCTTGGCCGTAAGCGTTTGCATAATTTTGAGACGCATTTTGCTGCAAAGGATTAGCCGCGCCCTGAGCATTATATAGGCTCTGTGTGGCTTGGTTATAGAACGGCTGATACATGCCCTGGGCGGCATTAACGCCCTGTTGAGCGGCTTGTTGCGTGGCAGTTAGAGGAGCGACAAAAGCATTGGGGTCTGTGCTGTAATTCTGAAACGGAGTCTCCGCAGCCGTTTCCGCGCGAGCGTTGACAGCGTTATATCGCTGCAAAATCTCTGGCGGAATACTTACTTGCGAGGTTGACTGTGTTGTTTTGCCGCTACCCATATTAATGCTCCTGGGGCGACGTCTTTACAGTTGACGCGCCATATAGAAAAAAAGCACCGCTAGGTTTGCCAAACTGTCTTTCGTACAGCTTAACCTTGCCTTCAGTTCGGTGGTTGCTAAGAACCCCGATAATCAACGGAATACCCAGCGTATCGGAAACTTGCTTGCTAAACTCACACAAACGACGAGCGCGACCGCCTTTGGCTGCGCGAAACTCTGGCCGGATGAAGATCGCCTTTTCCTCAAGAACCGGATCGTCTGAATACCACATCTGACCAGTACGAAGAAGGACGGCACCTTCTGCCCGCTGACCGATGTCGCCAATGATCCCCATCAGCCCGTTATCAAGGTTTAAGGCAGACCAAAGCTCTTGAAGCATTTTGTTTTGGCTGGCCTTGATGAACCCATTTTCATCACTTGCGTTCGTCGCAATGTCCATCATTTCATGGATATCTAGTGGCGTTCCAATCCGAATTTGAGTTTGGTTTTCCATTAATTTTTCTTTGGCCCCGGAAGGTTTTTCAATGTTTTTACGGTCTTTTTCCGCATCTGCAATACAAAGTGATCAAGGGTTTTGTGCCCGTCGTCTAATGAGCCATTGCCAATCTTAACGACGTCTCTGGGATGAATAACGTACTCACCGCCTGCCGCCACGATCGGCACAGTGTTTACTTCTCCGCCCTCGGCCTTGTGGGGAGCCGGCACCCCGTAGGGCAGGCCGCTTTCGCGATAAGGGGTTCCGCTGCCGTAAAAGGGCTGCGAAAAGATGTTTTTGGCAACCTTAAACCCCGCCATTGTGTTGCCTTCCCCCAAGGCCGAAATGATGTCAGCCGGGATTACATATGATCCGCTGGCGACATGCATGGGAAGATGGTCGGTACGGCCCGCTACGGGGCTATGGATCGGCCCCACATGGATTTTAGTGGCCTTGGGCGCACGAAAGGCTTTAGGCGTGGCAGCAGGCTTCTTAGGGGAGAAGCTTAGCCCTCCGTGCGCTTTGGCTGTGCGGGCGGCATCTTTAAAGGCTTGCGATGAGGGCGCGCCTTCTGTGCCGGGTTTCCGCATACGTTCGTGCGATCCATCTGCAATACGCTGTTTTTTGGCATGGATATTGGCATAAAGACCGCCACCGGCAGCTTTAACTTTCCGCGCCGTATTTAGCGCCGCAGCAATAGCTTGCTTCTGCGAATATCCAGACTGAACCATCTCTCTAATATTAGACGAGATCGTATTTTGCGATTTTCCGTGCTTAAGGGGCATGTTTAGCTCCGAGATTTCGCAAATTTATCACGGCCCTAGCCTAAATAATAGGTGACATTGGCCGATTGCCCAGTACCGCGTATGTATACCAATCCAGCAGTAAATGCCTGCCCAACATCAACAACACCAAGAGTTTGGGGCACAACCACTAGTAAATTAGCCGCCGTCGCCGTTGCTACTGTGGATGCGTTATGTATCGCCCCATTTCCAGTACCCGTTACTGTAACGGCAAAATTGACCAGACGGCCCGGTTTCGTAGCAATCACGGTATTGGCAATTAATGTGGGAGAAGTCAAAGTCCCTATATTGGCTCTCATCGTAACATTGACACCGTTAATGGCTGTAACGATGTTTTTTGCCGCTGTTAAAAGGTCATCTAGATTTGCCATTAGAATTTCCCGTCAATCTGGGTGCGATAGCGGATATTGCCCAAACGCCAGAACGAGCCAATGTCGCTGCTGCCTATTTTAATTGCCATCAACCTAGCCCGGAAGCGCGGAGTTAGATATTCCGGCACCATGTTCTGGGTCATTTCCTGTGTATAAGCTACGGTAGGCGCTACGCTGGGATAATCCGTAGCGTAAAAAGTTATGTCTACGTTGGCATCTTGAGAGCCACCGTAGTATCCCCACTTCATGTCCGCCCAAACCTGATCGATAAAAACCTTAACGTCGCCTTCGTTAAGCGCAAAGTATCCCGTTTGGAAATACGATGTAATTGGCGTTCCAGTAGAAGTTGGAAAGTCTGGATCGGCGTTAGCATTAGGCGACATTTCATGTTGGACGATATACCCAGTGACCGGGTCGGCGCCAATCGGTGGGCCTAAAACAGACTGATTGATCCAAGCGGTTCTGGGTAACGTCCCAAAGTCCCATTGCTTTAAGGTGATGTTGTATTTGACGTAATTCGTTATTTCTCCGCCGCCAGAGATTGTTGGGTAGTACCACGCAATCTCTCCATACCTTGAATTGGCCGCAGACCTGATTTTGTCCAAATGGGTGGTATCTAAGTCTTGAAAGATTACATCCCAAACTGGGCAATAAATTGCCTCAACACCAGAACCGCTATACAGGAAAAACTGAGATTGACTCATCCAGTAAACAGAACCGTTTAAGACAGCCGCAGCCTTAGGGGCTATCAATCCGCAACCAACGCCGATTTCGTTAAAGCTGTAAACGTAAGGTTGTCCGATATACTGCATCGACCACAAAGCAAGATCGGTCCAAAGCAAGCCCTGTTGTGCTGCTTGTAAACCAAAAATAATGCTTGAGCCTTTTGGGATGCGGTAAGAACCAGCTTGGTTTGTTACCGTTCCAATCCATGAATTGTAATCTTCAATGTCGCACCATCTGACCAGTAACGGGTCGATGATCCCCGTAAACGTCGATCCAAATGCGATGATTTGCCGCTGTGGCATGGCGACAAAGATGCCAGCGTTTACATTTGGTCCGGTTGAAATAATTGTTGCGTTGGCTTGGTTCTCAGACGGACTCCAAGTGAAAATTGGTCCCGACTGGCAAGCAATTAGAATTTCCCCAAAGTTATCAAGCGTCCAGTCTAAAGATGTAATAGGAACGCCAGAAGGCGCTATTGGCGTAACACCTATTCCGTATCCACCCTCACTGTAACCACCGTCACCATATCCGGCGCCTGGAGCTACAGTTACCAATCCAATGTAATAAACGTATTCAGCTAACCCATCATTTAACGGAACTGGAGTTGAAGATGAAGCTGTAGCAGAATTTGATGCTTGAATAGTAAATGTATAAGAATCCGCTACACTTATAATTGTATAGTTGCCGTATATTGGGATGCCTTCAAGCACAAGGTCAACCAACACGGTAAACGTATCCCCATCTACATATCCGTGATTGGGGAAAGTTACCGTAACAATTGGGCTTTCGTCATCAGCGGAGAATAACGGGACTGTGCCGTAATCTTCTATTTCTCCGCCGGATGTCCAACCAGTAGTAAAAGAACTCGCATATGAAAGGGAAGTTGTGGTTGAGGCCGTTACAATAAAAGAACCGTTATAACCGTCAGGAACAACGCCCGTAACTGTAACGTAAGAACCTACTGCGGGGACTTCATCCGCAGGAATTGCCCCAAAAGTTAAAACTGCTGTAGTTCCATCACCACTTGCGCCAGTGACGGTAATTGTTGACGTTGTGAATGTTGCGTATGCAGGCCCACCAGTAGCTGGATTGGTTGCATAAATTTTATAAGCTGTGTCTGTAAAATAATAGCACTGGTATGTCCCAAATAAAATTAATCCGCCAACGCTGATTTGAGTGCGAATATCTACAGTAGCAAAATTATTTATACCGCTAAGATTTGTAATTGTTCCTCCACTGGTCCAAGTTAAGTTTGATGGAATTTCAAAAGAAACTGTACTTTCTGTTGAACCAACCACAGTCCACGTTCCGTCATAATCTGAAGGAGTTGTTCCCTCTATTTTTATAATAGAGCCAACTGGAAATGTGTGTGTTGCTATATTTGGAGGAGTCGGAGAAACCACAAAAGCGGCGGTTGCCGTTATTATTTCATCAACCGTAACTTCTGTTATTCCATCAATTTCAACAGTAAAATTTTCGCCGTCGTTTATTGTAATTTCATTACTGCCTTGAACAGTTTCGACTTTGACGGGGACATCAACAGTAAATGTCCGTGGCGTTATATTGGTAAAAGTTCCGTTGCTTATAATGCCTAAAAAATCTTCTGCGCCAACAGCCAGATAATAAGTGGCATTGAGGTCAGCCCAAGCCCACAAGGCCCGGACAATTGATGTCATTGCGTTTGGAAAATACTTAATCCAGCCGCCAATCTTCTGCGGCAAGCCAACGCCCTGAGCGTCGGGAACAAACCGAATAAGCTGAGAATCAGAAATCGCCGCTTCGTTTAAAGTGGGCGTTCTATTCTGATTGACGCCCGGTATAAGTTTTAGTGATGCATGGGGCATCGTTTAACCCCTAGTAGGAGAAGCGACCGTAGCAGGCGACATAGATGTCCAAGCACTGCTTTGGAACTTCTTGCGGGCCTCTTCGACCGTCGCACCTTGAAGAAGCGCCTTGTATTGGCTTTCGTAGGTCACAGCCATCTGAGGATCGTCATTGGCGCGACCAAAATTGCGCTGGTAGCCGCTGACATAGATCATGCTTGCCATGATCAATAGGTCGGGCAAATAAGTGCCAATAAACGTCGTTGTATTAACTGAAGACAGCGAAGCGGGCCTGTAAGTGCCGACCAGTTCCAGCGTGTATGTGTCATCCGGCCACGGCCCAAAAAGGACAACGTTGTCGGTATCTTGGGTAAACATGGCAAAGTATTCAGGCAACGCCGCGCTGGAAGAGCTTGGGTAGACCAGATTCAAGAACTCTTTGGTGGCGGGCAAAAGAGGGTTTCTAGTGCCAGAATTAGGCACTGTCTCCCCGGCGGGGGTGATCACATTGATTTGCTGCAACGTGATGAAATCGGCCAAAGTAAACGACGCAAACGGAGTTCCGGCGGTTGTCGTATAGGTGTCGTTGGTTGTGACCGTGCTTAAAAAGTCCAAATCCCGGTACATCCGGTTTTCAGCATATGTAATCATTTGGGGCAAAATAGTCACAAAAGCCGCGTCTGACTCCGGCACAACTGCCAGGGTCGCGATCTGCGTTACATAAGTGGCATAGGTTAAACCGGTGGTCATTGTGGCCCCCAGAACGTCTTAAAGGCTACGGCTGCAATACCAACCACAGCAGCCGCCGAAGACCCTACATATACCACAAGTTTCCAGCCGCCCTGAGCCTGATTAAGAATAGACAAAATCTCATTTTGGCCGTTCTTTAAAGCATCAAGCTCTTTTTCAACACGCTCCATACGCGCCAAAAGTCCGCCGATTGTCGCGCTGATGTCGTTCATGGCTGATTAAACTCCGGGGGAAGTCGTCTCTATCCAAGATAGCGTGGCTTCGTCCCAACTGTACATCTTGCCGTCATCGGGCATCGGCACGGGGGCTTGCCAATCGGCGTTATCGTCCAGCG